ATGGACGTATATCTCCCTTAAACGAGAGCGTAAGTCATGACTAAGGTCGTTCAGGTCATAAATGGTGGACATCAAGTCGAAACAGGCTCAGATCGGCTCGTATCGGTTTTTGACCCGGAATCAGCTTCGTTATTTGGCTCGCCAACGCCTAGAATCCATACACCGCTTAATGATTTACCGTCTAGAGGCTTTGAAGTCATAGATTTAGCAGCTGAACTTAAGCAAGAACTAATGCCATGGCAAAAATTCGTTCTCGAACATAGTCACAAAACTTTACCTGACGGTAGGTGGCGTACGCCTGTAAATTGCGTCACCGTAGCGAGGCAAAACGGAAAATCATTTCTGATGAATATCCGAATTTTGGCTGGGCTATTTCTGTGGGACGAACCGATCCAGATTGGCTCAGCTCACAGACTCTCGACGTCGTTTGAACAGTTTAGGCATTTGGAAAATCTAATCGAGGGTAGCGATTATCTCAGCAAGCAAGTCAAGCGAATTCGTCGTCGTCATGGCGAGGAAGAAATCGAAACCAAAAAGGGCGCTCGATTTATGATCCGCGCGGCTGGCTCAGCTGCTCGCGGTATCTCAGCTCCCGAGACTATCCATCTGGACGAGCTTCGCATGATGAAAGATTTGGAAACTTACGCGTCACTTCGATATACATTGATGGCTTCAAAGAATCCAATGGTTATGGCGTACACCAATGCTGGAGAATCCGATTCGCTGATCCTGAATCAATTTCGCGAGAGAGCTATGGCGTCGATCGCTGGAGCTGACGATCCCGAGATCGGGTATTTCGAGTGGAGCGCTCCAACTGACGTTATCTCGTTAGAAAATGCGACCTACAGTAATCCAGCACTCGGGCACACTATAAACATCGGCAATATCAAGTCGGTACTCAATGACGATCCGACAATCGTAATGACCGAAGTCATGTGCCGCTGGGTACAAACAATAACCGGAGTCGTTGACGCTGAGAAGTGGAAAGACTGCGCCGATCCCGATATTGACATCAATCCCGAGAAACTTTCGTGGCTTGCTATTGACGTTACGCCTGACAGAAAACAGGCTGCGCTTGTTATAGCTCAGAAGCTCGGATCAGAGGATTTCATCGTCAAGCTGCTTCATACATGGTCGAACGATTTACACCTAGACGATAGAGCTATAGCAAATGATATTGCGCCCTATTGCCGAAAGTATCCTCTCGAGTACGTCCTATACTCACAGCGAGCGGCTGGGTCGATCGCGACTAGATTACGTCCAGCTGGTATCCCAATTTTCGATATGGACTCGTCCTATCCACAAAGTTGCGACGAGCTGCTCGGCGCTATCAATTCGGGTCGTCTCAAGCACCGAAATCAAGGCGAACTTACTGCTCAGATTCTCTCAGCTGTAAAATTCCAACGTGGCGAAGCTGGCTGGGTAATTGGACGTCGCGGATCAGCTCCAGTTTGCGCCGCTGTGGCCACAGCCTTAGTGACACACTTTGCGACACGCCCAGAGATGGACTTCGATATTATGGTGGGTTAGTGCTATACGGCTGACACAATTCGCGCATGGGCATTCGTGATTTATTTGCTTCGGCTAAAGTCGAAACTGTAGCGCCGCAATCTGGCGCGGATATTGCGGCTTCGATCCAACCCGTAAACACAATAGATTCGCTCAGTCCGTTTTTCGGTGGCGTAAATACAGCTACTCGCGAGGAATTTATGTCAATTCCATCGGGCGCTCGTGCTAGAAATATTATTTGTTCATCGATCGCCAGTATTGGACTCGAAGTAATTGATCGATCGACTGGCATGGAAATCCAGGACGCAACTCCGAGAGTTATTCGCACACCTGATCCACGCGTACCGGGCAGCGCTGTCTATGTGTGGTTATGTGAGGATATCTTGCTATGGGGCTACGGGTACTGGCAAATCACCGAACTGTTCGCCGATACGCAACGCGTTCGTAGCGTTCAGAGAGTCTCACCGACTCGCGTAACTATTCAGACTAACTCACTCGCAACCGAGATCGAGTATTACATGGTAGACGGCACACCCGTCCCAAATTATGGAATTGGATCGCTCGTCGTATTTAACGGCAACGACGAGGGAATACTAAATCGCGCTGGACGAACAATCCGCACAGGCGCAGAACTAGAACGTGCCGCTGCTATGTACGCCAGAGAACCAATACCGTCTATGGTACTTAAAAGCAACGGCACGGCACTTCCAGCGGATCGCATAGCGAAACTATTAGAGTCATGGGGCGCAGCTCGTCGCAATCGTGGCACAGCATTTCTCAATGCGGACGTCGAATTACAAACTGTGGGTTTCGATCCTGAGAAATTACAATTATCAGCTGCGAGAAGTTACATCGCAACAGAAATTGCTAGAGCTTGCGGAATTCCAGCGTATTACATCGACGCCGAAACTGGATCGAGCATGACCTATTCCAACGCTGTAAATCAACGTCAAACGCTGCTCGATTTCTCTTTGATTCCCCTAATGACTTCGATTTCCGAGCGACTATCTATGCCAGATTTCGTGCCTAGTTCGCAAGAAGTTAAATATGACCTATCAGATTATTTGCGCGGATCAGATTTGGAACGTGCGAATATTTACAAGACACTCAATTCGATAGTCGATCCTGTCACCGGACAGCCAGCGATCACAGTAGAGGAAATACGTCAATCGGAGGAATTCATTAAATGAAAGTAACAACACCGTTTACCATTACAGCTGCCGATTCAGAGTCGCGCACAATTACCGGACAGATCGTCGCTTTCGATACTGCCGCTAATGCTTCAACTGGCAAAGTGATGTTTAAAAAAGGTTCGATCGAGCCAAATAACGTGTTTCTAAATTTAGAGCATGATTCATCACGCAAAATCGGAAAAACTTTAAGCATGGAATTATCTCCAGATGGAAAATCGATTAACGCGACTTTCAAAATCAGCAAGACAACAGCTGGCACAGACGCATTGATCGAAGCCATGGACGGACTTCGCGACGGATTTTCAGTCGAGGCTAACGCTAAAGATTTCGGATATAACGAGGACGGAACTATGGTTGTGAACTCAGCTGATCTCGTAGGCGTCGCGTTGACTCATAATCCAGCGTTTAATTCAGCTCGCGTTTCAAACGTCGCAGCTACAACAGCACAAGAAAATTCTGAGTCATCAAATGATGAAGCAGAAGCTCAACCACAACAACCAACAGAAGGAGACGTCGTGGAAAACACCGTCACAGAGCCAACTGCCGCCGAGACGGTAGAAGCTTCAGCACCAATTCAGGCAGCGTCAATCGCAAAGCCTGTTAACTTCATCGCTACACGTAATCCGATCGTTTCACCAGAAACTTTCCTACTTCATAAAGTCGCAGCTATGCGTGGAGATGAAAATTCTCGCGCGTTCGTAGCAGCTGCTACAGCGACAACAGATTCACCGGGCTTGATCCCAACGAGACAGCTCCGCGAGGTCGTGAACGGGTTATCAAATTCAGTTCGCGCGTCTATTGATTCGATTTCAAACTCAACTTTGCCAAGTGCCGGCATGGTTTTCCAGATTCCAAAGGTGACAGCGCTTCCAACTGTAGATCAGGTGGACGAACTCGATCCAGTAACTCCAGCAGGACTTGAAACCGAGTTCATTAACGTAAACGTAAAATCCTTCAAGGGTTCATCTGTAATGAGCGTTGAACTCGCAGACCGCTCCGATCCATTGTATTTCTCAGAGTTAATTTCAGCCATGAGCGCGCAATATGCTCGTGAAACTAACACATATAACTCAGCACAAATCATCACTGGTTCAACAAAGACCGCTACTGGTATTGGTTCAGATATCACAGCTGCGGAATTCTTAACATGGGTTGCGGGCGGCGCTGTTAGCGTTTACGCAAATACTTTCAAGTTCGCTGACGCTATCGTCGTATCTCCACAAATGTGGGGTCGAATCATGGGCTTCAACGACGCTGGACGTCCAATCTATAACGCACTAAATCCAATGAACGCAGCTGGTAACGCACAGCCACAAAGCTTGCGCGGATCAGTAAACGGGATCGACCTATGGGTAGATACCGCACTATCAGGTTTAGGTTCAAACTCAATGTACGTCGTAAACCGCGACGCTTATACATGGTACGAATCTCCACGCCTAGAGCTACGCACTAACTTCATCGAGGACGGTTCAATCGGAATCCTTATGTACGGTTATGGCGCAACAGCTACAAAGATCGCCGCTGGCGCTTACGCGTTCAACGCTTCATAAAGAAATAATCATCGGTCGTTTCGCTCCCGAGGCGACCGAGCAGAATAGAGAGAGGATCGCTAATGCCAATTATCACCGCGGACGAACTTCGCGCCGTTTTAGGCGTTAGCGATTCTCTTTATTCTGACGAATATCTGGAGCTTATGATTCTTAGCGCTGAGGGTGCGATCCTTCCGTTGCTAACTGGTTATCAGTCAGCAATTACAGGGATCGAAGTTAAAGATGGCATGGCGTTTTATACGACTCAACGCATTAACTATTTCGTACCGGGTCAAGCTGTCGTTATTTCAGGCTGCGGAAATGCGTTTGATTTAACCGTTACGGTTAACGATCACAGAATCGCGCCGTACATATTTACCACAGCAACAGCAGCACCCGATCAAATCTTTACACCTAAGATTCCCGCTGGCTTAGCCATACTTAATGGCTCAACAGCTGAGGATTTATATTCAGGCGTAGCGCCTGTAAAGTCGGCTTTGTTAGTCGTATCAGTAGAGGTCTTTCAGTCAATTACAGCACCGGGCAATACTTCGGCTCAGGTTGACTTTAACCCTAGCCCGTTCGTGCTGGGTCGATCATTACAAAATCGAGTCGTAGGTTTATTAGCTCCATTTATCGACGTCGAAACTATGGGTCAATAAATGCCAACCAGTATTCAGGCTAACGTTCGTGCGCCACTAGCAACTGCTCTCGCTGGCGTAACTGCGTCGGTCTATGAGTCAGTACCCGAGGCGGTTATTCCGCCCGCTGCGATCATCGTGCCCGGTACTCCATATTTGGAAACCACGCTAATCAGTAGCTCGATCCAGTTAAAAGTAAATTTCACAATATCAGCCGCCGTCGCGTACAACAATAACGCGGGCGCTCTCGATAATCTCGAGAAGTTAGTCATACAGATTCTCGCGGCTATTCCGTCGGGATATATCGTCGGCGACGTATCGCGTCCGTCGATTATTGCGTTAGGTTCGAGTAATTTACTTATTTCGGATATTGACGTGTCCACTTACTACAAGCAAGAAAACTAGGAGAACAAAATGCCAACTACAATCGTTACAGGGCGCGATATCACTTTCACTATTGACGGTGATAACTTCGACGCACAAGCTACAGCCGCGACTCTTACAATCGAGTCAACAATTAACACTTACCAAACGCTAGACGGTAAGGCTTATTACACAACCGATACACAGGGAACTTTCGACGTCGAAATGCTTGCCGATTGGACAGCTGGCGGATCATTATGTAACCAACTTTGGAACGCAGCCGACACAGCTCCAAACACACCACTTTCAGTCGTGTTCACAGCTGCGAGCGGATCAGTATTTAACTTTGACGTACAGCCAATTTTTCCAAGCGCTGGCGGAACAGCACCAGACGCTCAGACTGTATCGCTCAGCTTCACTTGCGTAACCACACCAACACTATAGAAAAGAGATCGGGAGCATGAAGTTACAAATACATATCGAAACGAACGACGGCAAGACAGCAACCACCACAGCGCAACCACCAGAGTTCGCCAAATGGGAGCAAAAAACAGGATTTACAATTCAGCAAGCTCAGGAAAAAATCGGTATATCCGACTTAATGTTTCTAGCATGGAACGCCCTAAAGCGTGAGGCAGCTGGTAAGCCAGTCAAACCTTACGAAGTATGGTGCGA